AAGCTGCTTGGTGAGGCGGAGAAAACCTTTCCACATTACAAGTGTCTAGAAGACCATCATTTTGACACATATTACACAGTTTGCCATGCTTGTGCTAATCGGACAGATTGTGAGTGGTTTTTGAGGTGGTTTGGTGATGATGGAAAGTGAGTGAAACATATAGTATTAGAGATGATGCTGAGAAGCACTGGAGCTACACTGAAGGAGTTATTAGAAGAGCATTAGAAATTCATTGTCAGGATAAGTTAGATGAAATTTCCTATATTATAGAGCTATGCCACTACCTATACATAGAAGCGATGGTACATGGGTTTAAACACAATGAGGATTTGAGGAGAATAATTTCTATTAGAGAAGTAACTGAAGAAGAACGGGAAGAAATGAAGAATGCTACTACATATGGCTAACTCTTCTAAACTAATATAAATTTATAAGTGTGTATTAGCACTATATAATCAAGGAAATAAAATATGTCTATTAAAGAACCAAGTATTTTTGGTAGATGGATTGGATTACAAGTTAATCCAAATAATAAGAAACAGTTGTATGTTATATTGGATAGAGATGTGCCAATGTCTAAAGAAATTATTCAAGAATTTAATGAATTGTTTGGCGGAATTAATGTGGCGCTTAATATAAAAGAGATGAGAGAGAGAGAAAATAATGGGATTATATGAAGACCTAAAAAGCAAGGAACCATTTTCTCTATCTACTCACTGGGATGCAGATGGATTATTCTCAGCAGAAATACTTAGACGGATATTTAAAGTTAAGGAGCCTATTCAGATACCAGAGTTCGGAGTATACAAGACCGATGTAGCATTAGATCTTGGTGCTCCAATAGCTCAGGATTGGGCTGGAATACTAATTGATCATCACCCTCAAGATACGGTTATAGATAGAAAGTATAAATTATATTGGGATTATTGTCCAACTGGAAGAATATTATATAATCATCTTAAACAGTATATTGATCCAAAAGATACGTGGCTAGTATGCGGAAGCTTAGCTGGGGATGGTCAAGCAGAGCTTACTCCAGATGAGATATGGGATGCTTTCCCAGTCTTGTTCCAAGGAAGAGGAATATTATATCAGAGTCAATTCAAGCTTGGAATATCAGATAATCCATTGTATGTGTTCTTATCATCTGGAGTTAATGCTATGTGTCTTGTTAAAGGAACCAAGATATTTCTTAAAGATTGTGGAGTTAACGCTATAGATAACATTAATATTGGAGATATAGTATTAACACATGATAATAATTATAAAGAAGTGATTAATATCATGAACAGAAAATATAATGGTAAATTATATTCTATCTATAAACTTGGAAGTAATATACCGATTGAGATTACAGAGGAACATTCATTATTAGTAATTAAAGTAAATAAATGTAAAACTAGAAATACATTTTGCCATATAAATGGCTGCCCTGATAAAAATATGAGAAAGGATGGGTGTAAGCATTATTATAATACATATAAATTAGAGTGGGTTAAGGCAAAGAATGTTAGTATAGGAGATTATGTTGTTACTCCAATTATAAATACTAATGACAAAGAAACATATACTTATTCATTTAATTATGGGATTGGAAATCAAAGAGGAATAAAATATGAACATATTACAATTACATTGCCAGTGAACAATGAATTATTAGAATTGATTGGGTACTTCTTATCAGAAGGTTCAATTAGGACACAGGAAGATAGATATGATGTTTCATTTTCCCTAAACAAAAATGAAGTTCTCTTCTCCGATAGAATACAAGAATTAGTGAAAAATATATTTAATATTGAACCATCAGACATCTGTGTTTATAACAACGTAAGAATAATTAGATATTATAAAAAACACATTAACGAATTCTTTAAACAATTCGGATACGGAGCAACCAATAAATTTATTCCATTATGGATTAAAGAATTATCGCCAGAAAAACTAAAGTTTTTAATCAAAGGAGAATGGATTGGAGATGGTAATAAGTTTCCATCGGAGCAGGGAAGAAAAATAGAACATGGTATTAGAATTACTACATATTCAGAAACCTTGGCATGGGATATATACCAAATATTAGCTAAACTTAAATGGATGCCAAGAATATATAAAGAAAATAATCCAAAGTGTAGAAAGAAACTATCTATAAATCCAGCATTTTCAGTTGACTTTAAATTAACAGATAATATATGTGATTTTCTAGGGGTTAAGTTTATTTTGCCATCTAGGAGAATAGAATTGGATTATATTTCTGATGATGGTAAATACTTATTAAGTCCTATAAGTAAAATTGAAGTTGATGATGTTGTAGATGTTGATGTTTATAACTTAGATGTTAAAGACGATAATTCTTATGTTGCCAACGGAATAATTGTTCATAATTGCCGTCTGGGTTTCCCGGAGCAAGCGTTAGAAGTGCTTAGAATATGTAAGACTCCAGTAGACCTGTTGGAGAATGATGGTATACGGGATGCTGTTAGGTCAATGAGGTCAGAGGAAGAAGCTGTTTACAAGAGCAAGCCAATAGTTGAGTCATATGGAAACTTAGTGCTTGTTAGGATAAAGACATCTAGGCCACAGATAAGATTATGTGGTCTAATAGCTTCTAAGTTACACGGATCAAACTATAACAAGACATTCATAGTGTTTAATGAATTGACTGGAGAAGGAAGTATTAGAGGAACATTGGCAAAGTATTATGCTAATAAATTAACAGTTGCTGGATTTAAAGCTGGAGGACATGCTGCGCACTGTGGGTTATCTATTCCAGAAGAGAAGATACAGGAATTCTATGCAGTGTTAAGGATGATTGTTAGATGAGATATACACTTGAAAGTTTGAAGGATTTAATTGGAGACTTTCTTAAAGCATATCCAGATGCAACAATTGACCAATCATTTCTATCATGGATGAATGGATTTGAAAATGAGATAAAAGATTTTATGCTTGAACAAGAAATGTGCAATTTCTCTGGATACTACGGTAAGCCTGTATATGATAAACTGAAGGAGATTCTGGGTCAGGTTTGAAGAGAGAAGAATCTAAAGTTTCTAGTCATATGTTCAGGAAATATCTTAATGATTTGTATGGTAAGGTAGATATGCTTAAGAAAGAATTATCTATAGTTAATTCTAGGATAGATGAAGTGGAAAAGAAACTTAGGGAGTTGGAAGGCATTGAATTTCACCCTTAGATGTTTTGATTGTATGAGTAAGATGATTGATTTTACTAAGGAATTCCAGGATAAATATGGCATGAAATATTTTACTAGAGCATTTGGAGATCATAAATCTATATATCTAATGAAATGTTTGAAGTGTAGTAGAAAGGTTGTAGTGTATAATTATGAGGAATTAACCACTGATGTTTAAAGCGTGGTATTATTATGAAGGTTAGGTGTAGGCATTTCTTTACAGTTTATTATCCATGTAATAGTATGAATAGGGAAGGTATATGCGGATTAGATGGAAAGATGTGTGGATTCATGGTGATTAAAGATGGAGTGTAGAGTATGAGTATAATTTTATCTGAGTATAAAGCACCACATACATATGTAGTTACTAAGACGGGTTATCTCTCATGGACTATAGAGAGAGATGATGGGGAAGAGTATTTTGTTAATTACCTTATTTTTAAGGAGAAGTTTTCTTGCACGTGTCAAGGCAATGTTTTTGGATATGATTGCAAACATATTAGAATGGTAAAAGAACATATTGTAAAGGAAGATAAAATAATGAAAGAAGTGATAAAATGTCAGTAGAAGGCGATTTGTCAGAACTAGAGAGTAGGCTATATCTGTTTGTGAAGGAAAAGAAAACGGTATCCTTCACAGAAGTCAGGTCTTTGCCAGATGGTGAGAAACTACTAGGAGCATTGGGAAGATTAGTACCAAAGAACCTAGTTGAAATTATCACTTTAAAGGCAGAGGAACAGCCAGTTAAGGAACTTAGAAAAGTAATTAAAGTAAAGGAGGCAGTTTGATGAAATTAGAAATAACATATGATGACCTTAAGAAATTGATAGAAGAAGAAACTAGAGTTAAGAAGAAGGAAACAATAACCGTATCAAAGAAGGAGTTGCTTGAAGGTCTAGTTAAAAATGAGAATGAAGTGCTTCAGAAGTTTAATCAGTCAATACAATTGTGGAAGAAAGGAATGAAAATATACCGAAGATTTCTACAAGAAGCTCCTGGATCAAAACAAATGAAGTCTCCTGGAGAAATGCTATCATTACCAGAGTCATTTCATGAATTGAAGAATTGGCATAGGTTAATTAAAGCATTTGTTGGAGAAGAATTGGAGATGGAGCTTGGAGTACTAAGAGAGATATTTAGGATATCTACACAAGCTGTTACACAGGCCAGAGCAACTAGAGACTCATATCTTATGGCTAGTGCTGGGACAACTAGTCCACACTTAAAGATTGATGGGAGTGTGATGTAATGTCTGAAGATAAGGAAGAGAAGATAGGACTTAGTCCAGAAATGGTAGCTTTAACAGAAATCAAGGGCGTGGGTCCAAAAACTGCTGAAAAATTGATCGAGTGTGGAATAAAGGATCAAGTGCAATTAACGTGTTTGAGAGCAGAAGAATTAGCAGCAATACTTAAGATAACTAATAAAGCAGCTAAGGATATAGTCAATGATGCTAAGGCTAAAGCGTTGGATAAAGCTATAATATTAACTTCTATGGCTGATGAAATTAAGAGAAGGAAAGAAGTGATACAGAGGATACCAACTGGTTCAGCCCAACTTGATAGGATATTTAAGGGCGGAATACCAACAGAGGCAATAACTGTTTCAAAGGGAGAATTTGCTAGTGGAAAGACTCAGCTTGGGTTCCAACTTGTAGTTAATCTTAAGCGCTACTTCAATAGGAAGACCATATGGGTAGAAACGGAGTCTAGTACATTTTCTCCAGATAGAATTATGGAAATGGCTAAAGCCTCTGGAGTGCCAATTGATCCAGCTAATGATGTATGGTATATTGGCTCTGGAAACATTGCAACTCCATATAATCTATACTTAGCATTACAAAGAATTGAGCAGAAGCTTCAGCGAGGAGAGAACTATGGATTGATAGTGATTGACTCTTTCTCTGCTCCATTCAGAAGCTTTTACACTGGAAGAGAAATGTTGCCAGATAGAGCTAAGGAAGAAGCTAGGCATTTAGGACTATTAGATAGGTTAGCTAAGACATATAACTTGGTTGTATTCATAACTGCTCAAGTGATGGATATACCAGACCCAGGTTCACAGCTTGGTGAGAAGGTTAAGTCAGGTCACTTCAAACGTATGTTTGGTGGCAACGTGCTTAGTCATGGTGGAACATATTTGATTTCTCTTCAGCAGATGGCTATGCAACAATGGGAAGCAGTAGTTTTCGATGCTCCTGATATACCAAGGTCAGTGTGTAGATTTAAAATAACTGAATCAGGAATTAGAGATGTATGAGTAACTTGATAGTTTTACAGTTCCCAAAGAATTCTAAAGAAGACTATGTCATGCAAGTTCTGCATTCTATTGAGAGAGCTCATAATAACGGACAATTGATTGACTATGAATTCATTGCTTTATCAGATAATATAATCGTTAAATCTCTTGAAGAAGAAATAATTAAATCTGCACATAAGTTAGCTCTAGAGATCATTAATAATTTGAAGGGTAAGAAAATAGAGTCTAATAAAGAGAATGTGATAAAGCACCTAGGTTTATTACATAAGTTTAAATAAGTGTTTGAATATAATATAAGTTGGAATTAGTATGAATAAAAGATTCCCAGGTAAAGTCACAGAACTTTTAGCGGTTGACAAAGATCTTTGGGATCAATTGTCTGATATAAGAAATCCTTATGGTAACATCAATGAAATGTTTGAAGATATCATAAGGATATTTCTTGGTCAGATGCCTAAGAAACCAGAGATGTTTAGGAGATTGAATGAGTCTGTGACTATACTAAAAATAAAAGAAAAGGAGAATGAAGATGTCAATAGAAATTAGCAAAGAAACTATACAGAAGTTAGAAGGCTATGCTCAAAAATATAAGGTATCAATTGATGAAGTTGTAGCTAAATTCAATAAGAACTTGGAGAAATTACAAAATGAAAAGAAAGCTAGAATTGTTACTGTTGGAGATCTTGAAGAGGAGTTTGGTAACTTGGTAACTAATGCACCGTTTTTCTATGTATATGTCTTGGATGATTCTGGCATACAAGATATTTTTGATATGATGCGGTCCAAGTCATATAGACTATATGATAATGCTGAAACTAGACAAGATGCTATAGATCAAGGGTTCATTACAATGGATAGAATTGCCTTAGATTACAGAAAAAATGTTTTTGGTAAACCAAATGAACACAAGGGTGAGCCATTAACTGGTTCTTTATTCAACAGAACTATATTCTGTATTGCATCAACAACTCCAGACTTTGAACAAGTATTTGTTGCAGAGATTGGAATGAATGGTGAAGATGCAAAAACAACTGATAGCATAGAAAGATGGACATTTTATGAAGTAAGAGCTAATCAAGGCAAAAATAGACCAGACAGACTTAACTTAAGCAAAGGCTCAAAGTTCAAGGTCCATAATACTATTGTAACTCCAGCTGAACTTGCAAACAAGATAATGTCATGTGAATTTGCTTCTCTTGATAAAGAATACAGAGATAACTTTGCTGGTAAAAAGAACACTAATTATGCTACGATACTGAAGGGCGATGTGTCGTGGATGTCACTTGATGTGTTTAATGGATCAAGAGTGTTCCTGTTATTTGATGATGATACTGAGAAAGCGGTTAAGTCTAGAATATCAGATAATATACCAATAACATTCAAAAGTGGAGATACACTTCTAACATTCAATAGGCTATTTGCAAATAGAAAAACTGGAAATATAGATGCTCAAGTAAAGGCATATATGGTGATTTAATGTCCACAGAAGAAACAGTGAACTCATTTGCGGTTGATTTATTATCTAATTTAGCAAAGACTGTTGAGATTGGATTTATAGATCCAGCTAAACTTAAGGTTGCCGATACTAATAATAGGCGAGATGAGATATCTGAATCTGAGAAACTTGAGATGAGAGATTCAGTATCAGAGATTGGTATCGTTGATCCAATACTCATTAACATGAATAATGAAATAGTTGCTGGTCAACTAAGATGGGCTTCTGCGCTAGCAGCTGGATTGAAATCTGTTCCATTCATTAGGAAGGACTTCAAAGATAAATTCAGTGAGCGTATAGCAAGCATAGTACAAGATTACCTTCATCATCCATTATCTGATGAGGATAAGGGAAACTTTGTTAAGAAATGCTTACAGGTTGATGGTAAAACTATACCAGATATTGCTAAGAAGATAGGAGTATCAGAGCTAACAATAAGAAATTGGTTGAAGTTTGAGGATGTTCCAGATAATATTAAGGATGATCCTCAGACAGTTCAAACTTTTCTGGACTTAGCGATACAGAAGAAGAATGCTGCAACAGCAATATTGTCTAGGGCACCGTATAAGAACGATGTTCAAAGATCATTGAAGGTGGTAGAACTTATTTCAAAGGCTCCAATGAGAGATGTGAGTCAAATGAGAAAGGATGTAGTTAGATCCACAACTATAGATGAAGTAGCTAGGATGAACAGATTAGTTGAGAGTTCTGTAGTTATGGAGATACGGATACCTAAAACATTGGACTTTGCATTCAGACAGAAGATTAAGGCTCAGAAACTAGACTTTGTTGAAACCGTCATAAAGCTTATTCAAGACTTTGTGAGACAACAATAGCGTGATTCACTGTATAGTAGGAGCATCATACGTTAGGGATAATGGTCCCCAAGTAGTATTGATGCTGAGATCTGAGTCTGGGGAAAGAACCCAGCTTAGGTTTCCATATTCCCCATACTTTTTTATTAATCAGAATGATTTTAAATTATTCAAAGTTGTTGCTCCAAGTGCTGGTCTAGAGAAGTTTAAGTATCAATCTGGATTCAAAGGCGTTGATGGAGCAAAATTATTGAAGGTTATTGTTCCTGACCCCTATAATATTGGGTTGATAAATAAGGCTGTAGTTGGAACAAATATTAAATTATATGAATCTAACATTCCTTTTCACTATAGGTTTATGATAGATAAAGGGTATAAAACTGGGATAGATGAAGGAACAAGGCTTCCAGTTGAATGTGAATCTAGACATAGGATAGTATATATTGATATAGAAATGTTGGCCGATAAAGCTCCAAAGGAACCTTTGTATCCTATAGTTGTAGTTGGAATATATGATCAATATACTAAAACATACCACTCGATCTTTATTGGAAATGATTTCCCAATAGATTTAGATGTACTTAAAACTGAACCAAAAACAGTTGTTAAGTATCCATGCAGAACTGAAGAGGAACTATTTTCTATATTCTCACAATTATGGTCTAAACTTGAGCCAGATGTGGTTGTTTCATTCTCTCCATTTGACATGGAAAATATAGTTAAGAGAATGAATATTCTTGGAATTGACAATTCATTTCTGTCTCCAATATTCAATGTTGTTAATGTAGGAAGATTACACATACATTGCGTGGAGATAGTTGATTATGCAGAGTTATATCGTAAAGTATTTGGTGAACCAGTGTGGAATACTCTTGATTATATATCCAATAAAGAGATTGGGTATGGTAAATTGCCCATGCCTTCGGTTGTGGAAGGATGGAAGAGTGATTATAGGAGTGTTGTAGAATATAATCTTAGGGACGTAGAGTTGCTTAAGGATTTAGAAGATAAACTTGGTATGATAAAGGATTATCTATTGTTTATATGGAAGAACACTGGACTATCATTTTCGGATTGTCTTATACCCAATAGGATAGGTGATATACTGCATCTTAGGCACTCAGCTGGGAAAGAAATATTTTTATCTGTTTCAGATATTACTGGCAAGAAGTATACTGGTGCTCTTGTTCTATGTGATAAACCAGGACTATATGATTATCTTCTTGTTCTTGACTGGAATGAATTGTATCCAAGTATAATGGATACTTTCCATATATCATATGACTCGTTCAATCCTCTTGGAGACATTAGCATTATGGAAGGAGTAGGATTTAGTTCTACGTCTCCAGGAGCAACTAATGAAATAATGGTTCCTTTACGTAAATATAGACAAGAAGTTAAGTCAATGGCAAAATCAGCTAAATCAGAAGATAAGCACAAATATAAGATGCTTAATGCAGCAATTAAAGTAATCATTAATGGATTATATGGGTTATATGGTCAGAAGACAAAGAATTTTACATCGAGGTTCTATGATCCACGTATAGCTGGCGCAATAACTTTCATTGGAAGAGATATTTTGATTCATGCTAGTCAAATACTTAAGAGCATAAATTATAGTTTAGTGTATGCTGATACCGATTCATTATTTATACAACTTAAAGGTGCAGTTGATGAAGTTGAATATTTAAAGAATACTATACAGTCAGAGATTGCAAATTACATCAAAGAAAAATATAAGGTAGATGCAAGATTTAGGCTTGACATGGAATATATCTTTAGCAGAGTACTAATCTTAGCTAAGAAAAGGTATCATGGAATAACAACTACTGGAGACAAAGTGATCAAGGGATTAAATATTATCAGGAAGGATGTTGCATTAATAACGGTTGAGCAACAAGAGAAAGTGGGAGATATGAGATTGTCTGGAGTCCCGGTCACACAGATACATAGGCATATACTCAACTTGTACAACAAAGTTTCTGCTGGGAAGGTTCCATTGAAAGATATAGCTGTAATGGGAAGATGCTCAAAGTCTGAATATGCTATGTTAACTAGAAATCAGAAGGCTGTGGAGTATGCTAATTATAGAGGGCTTGATATAGCTACTGGAGAAAGATTCTTCTGGGTTTACATTAAGGCTCTTGAGCATTTTGTTGTCCCAAAAGCAAAATCCAAAGAACGTAAGATAATAGATGCTGATGTAATAGCGTTTAAGGATCCAGATAAATTTCCAGATGGTCTACAAATAGACTATAAAAGAATGGCCGACTATACCATTAAGAGTCCACTTATGCCATACATTGGATCTGAGGAATGTATAAATGACCATCGTATATCTGAGTACTTTAACATAAAGAATTGTACATAAGCCTTAAATTATTCGTTGTATTTTATTGGAATGTTGATGTTATGCAATCTAAGAATAGAGCAAGAAGTATAGAGAAAGTTGAGGATGGTAAAACATCTAACATGTTAGATTGCATAATAAAAAAGATTGATAGCATGGAAGAGAAGATTAACAAAACTATATTAATACACAATTCCAAATAGATTATTGGTGAATTATAAATGAAATATGAATCCAATAATTCTAGGGAAGATCGCAGAGAAGATATTAATAGAATAATTGTCATAGCTGAGAGGTTAGCAAAGTTAGATGCAAAGTTTGATTCTTTCATAGCCGAATTTCTTAGAAATAGAGAGTTATCAGAACGGGAGATTAAAGATATAATTAACAGACTTACATTACTTGAGAAAGAAGGAGCTAAAGTTATGAGGGATGGACTTGCATCTCAGCATACGGCTATGGTCAAACTGGAAGCTGCATTACATGAAACGGAGAAATGTAGTGAGAAATTAGAAGACAAATATATACGTCTTAAATGGATAATTGGAAGTATAACAGCGTTGGTTGTTCCACTTATTACTGCAATAGTAACATATATTATAATTAGGACATTGTGATTATAGTAATATGGTGATATAATGTATGATGAAATAGTTAAGGAATTAGTTGAGAAGAAATGGTCCGCTATATCCAAAAAACCAAATGTAATAGGGTATTCGGGCAAGTTACAGTTAAGAGAGACTAATGGTAAACTTATTCCAAACACTAGAGTGTTCAGAGTGTATGTAGTAAGGAAGTTGCCCGAGTCATGTTTGAAGGAGTCATCTATAATTCCAAGATGTTTATCATTGTCTAATAAACAAATAGAGACAGATGTTGTTAAAATAGGCAAGCTTACTGCTCCTCCAAGTCCATATAATCTAAGTAAATCTAAGCTTAAGAAATTAGATGTAGATAAGACAGCAAAGATTAGACCAGTGCCATTAGGAGTATCAATTGGCAATTGGAGCATTACGGCAGGATCTTTAGGTATGTTGTATAAAGTTAAAGAAGATAATAAATTAGGCATAACTCCTGGAATAAATGTTGCTGGTACAAATGCACATGTGGCTTCTGATGGACCAGAGAAGAAACCAGAAGAAGTTATAGAGAAGAGGGTATTGCAACCAGGTAGCTACCATGGAGGTAAGACTGAGAGCAATATAGTTGGAACATATGTTTGGCATCAAAGAATATTTCCTGATGGCATTCCATCTGAATGTACAATAACAAAGTTGGTTGCTAAAATATATAATAAACTATCTAAACAGGCTGGTAGACATGCTAGACTATCTCCTGTGTCAGTTGGAGAAAATAACATAGACTTTGCGGTTTATTTGCCTAGCACTGAACATATTAAGAAGGTTGCTGATAATTGCCTAGATGAGGAACCATTTATTGGTCACTTGTTTGCTGGAAGCGAAGCTTATGGAATAATATGTAAAGTTAAGTATATTATAGATTTAGGACTTGAGCCTCTTGTTCCAATTGCAGAAGTTAAGGTTGGAGATACTGTTAGAGGATGTAGTTTTTGGTGTCATTATACCACTACGGTGTTTGATGACTCTGGAGTTATAACTGTTTCATATGGAGATTGGAATGCTACTTTTACTGATGTAATAATAGTTAGTAATGATGGATCAATACGTGGAGGATGTTCAGGATCAGGATATAGGAAGTTGAATGTTTAATGAAAGAAAGAGATAGTTTAGGACGTTTTGTAAAAGGACATAATGGAATTAGGAACTCTGGAAATTTTAAAATAGGACATGTTGCGTGGAATAAAAATAAGAATGGAATTCATTTATCTCAAATATCTGAATTTAAAAAAGGAAACATTCCTTGGAACAAAGGAATTCCATGGTCTAAAGTTATTAAACTACATAAAAAAATTGGAGCAAGTAAGGGAGAGCATAGGTCTCCTGAAACAGAAATAAAGAAAGGGCAACATCTATTCTTTAGAACAGAATTTAAATCAGAAATTGAAAAAGAAAAATGGAAAGATCTAAATTATAAAATTAATACTCTTAAGAAACTTGCTAAATTTAGATGTATTAGACCAACAAATCCAGAAAAGAAATTTATGAAATTTTGTAAAGATAATAATATAAATTTTAAATATGTTGGAGATGGCTCATTCTATATTGGATATTATAATCCAGATTTTATTGATGAAGAAAATAAAATAGTAGTTGAAGTTTTTGGAGATTATTGGCACAATTTACCAAAGGTCAAGGAGCTAGATAATTTAAAGATTAAAGAATATAGAGATCGTGGATGGATTTCAGTTATAATATGGGAACATGAATTGGAGATTAATTAAATGAAGTATACTAATATCCCAAGTGAACCAGAAAGAATATTCATGGCAATTATAGAGAAGTATAGTATTCCACTTGAATATACTGGTAATGGAAAGTATATTATACATGGGTTCTGCCCCGATTTTATGAATATTAAACGGAAGAAGATAGTGGAGATATTCGGTAATTATTATCACTTTAAGAAGAGAGTGGCTAATAGGGATAAGATAAGATTGAAGACATATGAGGCTAATGGATATGATTGTATAGTGATATGGGCATCTGAACTTAAGAATATTAATTTAGTATTAACAAAGTTATCTATATTGTTTCCAGGGGAATATAAGAAATGGAAAATAAAAGAGGATTAGACTGGACATATTTCTTCATATTGCTTTTCACTATTTTCTTTCAGAGACTAGATACCTTAGTGTGTCCAGCAATTGATTATTCATGGGGACTACTAACTTCATATTGGGTGTTTGCTTCAGCATTGTTTGTGTTATTTGGGTTGTCATTATATGCTGTGTGCAAGATAATCGGTAACTCTAAACAGGGAGTATGGTACTTTATACTTACTAATGCTATGTGGTTTGGAGGATTCGTTGATTTATTCTATATGTTACAGATACCTATTCCAGACTTCTGGATTAATCCAAAGTTTGTATGGTATTGGAACATGTATTATCAGGTAACTGGATATCCTTGGACAATTAAGGAGCAATTAGTGCTATGGGTTATTGTTATAATATCATTAGCTATAACATATAAATACCTAAGAAAACGATACAATATCTATGGATTGGTGAAGTAGAGTGTCATTTCTAAGAAGAAAGAAAGAGAAGTCAGTTAATTCAGTTCCAGAAACTTCTTGGATAGTAGAGTTGATTGGTGAAAAAGGAATTAGTTCAATTAAGGAAGAACGCACTAAAAGTAAGGAGAAGATTTCTCAATTCCAGAAGCTATATGCAACTGATGGACTCACATTTGGACTAGTAAATTATCTTGTATCTAAGATAGTTTCTGGAATATTATTTATTGGAGGTACTGAAACAGTTAAATCCTTAGAAGCATGGGCTGAAGCAATTGGATTCAAAACTATAGCGGAAGATATTGTTAGAGATGTAGTAATAGCTGGCACCGCATGGTCTGAACCAATATGGTCTGCTATATCTATAGAGGACATTAAGATAATTAATCCAGATACAATGGATTATATTCGTGGCAAAGATGGGAATGCTAAGCTTGATGAAGATGGGCATATACTTGGTTATACACAAGAAATTGGTGGAGAGACTAGATACTGGTATAAAGATAGGATAGAAAGTAATGGTAATATTCTATTTACATCTAAGACAGAGGATCTTAGAGATAAATTAAAAACTTTTAAGCTTGTGTCATTTGGAGATTCTGAGCTTGGAATAAGTCTCCTTAGAGCTGTGTATAGAACTGCTATAATTAGAGCTAATATAGAGGATATGATAGGGGAAAGTGCATTTAGGGGAGGAGGAATAGTGGCATATGTTACTGGACAACCTCCGCCAGAAACTACTAAAAAACTTAAGGATGATATGACTAATATCACTTCTAGGAACATATTCATACTTAGGGATTCAATTAAACTTGGCACTGTACCAATCCCAGATCTAGCCAATTCTCAACAATTAATTTACCTATTGGCAGATCTGGAGACCACTGGAGTTGGAGTGCCATTAGATGCGTTGGTAGCTGGATCTAAATCATATAGGGGAGACTTAGCTACTAAAATGATTGATATGGAAACTAGGATAGTGTCATATCAAGAAAGGCTTGCTAAACAGTTTAATGAAGCTTTCATATTTCCATTGCTTAAGTTATGGAAAGTTCCATTAGCATACATGAAATTCTCTTCTCAGGCGCCATCTACACAGCTTAGTAGAGCTAGAGTAATAGCTACATTAGCTAGGAGAACATTGATGCAATATGATCCAGAGATGGAGATGCAGCTTAGAAAGGAGCTCGGGTTACCAACTGAACTGTTGGATACTGAATTACAGAAGTGGAAGGCTGGGTGGAGACCTAATCAAGAAGAAGATGAGGTTGAAGATGAACATGAGTCTAAAGATGTTGATGTATCAGATAAGGTAAATAAAAGTGTACCTAAAAGAACAGTTAGTAAACAAGATACTGCGAGGTAACATTATTGAAGTTCTTCAGAGCATTCCTGGAGACTTCTATGATTGCATAATAACTTCCCCACCCTATTATAGTCAAAGATTTTATGGGGAAGACAATAATGTAGTATGGGATTCTAAATTAGATTGTGAACATGAATGGATTGAATATAATAGACCTGGGAACACATGGTCAGTTCCAGGTCCAGGACTATATATTGGCAAAGAAGAATACAATAAGGCATGGGTTAAACCACAGACTCAGAAGATTTGCAGTAAATGCGGGGCATGGTTTGGTCAATTGGGATTAGAACCTAGTCCAATGTTATATATTGAGCATATGACTGGTATATGCAGAGAACTTAGACGTGTGCTTAAACCCACTGGATTATTCTTCTTGAATGTTGGAGATACATTTGCTGGGTCAAAGTCTGGATATGGGGAGAAGTTGCCTAATCCGAAGTCTAAACAGTCATTATTTAATGGGCAATACGCTTCTTCTGTTATGAGACCACCAGCTGATACATGTGTAGGGTCAGAAGAATGGATTAAGCCTAAACAGTTGCTTATGATACCAGCCAGGTTAGCTATATCTTTACAGGAAGATGGATGGATATTACGTAGAGATGTTATATGGAGGAAGAAGAGTTGTTTGCCTTCTCCAGTTAGAGATAACTTCAATGGGAATCATGAGCATATTTTTATGTTTTCTAAAGAAGGAAAATACTTCTTTGACTTAAATAAAGCTAGGAGACCATATGCTAAGAGCACAATTATGAGATTTAACTATAAACAAAGCTCTTTTGGAGGTCCAGATATGTGTAAAGGAACAGGACCAGAGAAGGCTCCTATTATTTCAGTTTTTGTTAATAAGAACCCTTTAGGTGGAGTTAAGGGAGATGTTTGGGATATGAATGTGTCACAGTATAAGGGTGCACATTTTGCGTGTTTCTCAGAGGAACTAGTTGAAAATTGTCTTGGTCCAGGATCAGCCAAGTTAGTATGTAATGAATGTGGAAAACCAAAGATGGAAGTGTTCAAAATGGTAACTAGGAAACTTGAGGAATTGCCAGATGATGAGAAGAAGAAGTGGGATAAAGTGCAATGCATGGATTATCCAGATGAGATTAAGAATAGAATGATGGAAAAGATCCTTAGGAAGAAGGTATCTATGGGAGTAGAGCCAATGTGTAAGTGTAACACTAACTATGTTCCATCTATAATATTGGATCCATTTGCTGGCGCTGGGACATCGCTTATAGTTGCTAAGAGGATGGGTCTTAATTATACTGGGATAGAAATAAACAGTAAATATGTTAAGATAATAGAGTCAAGATTGAACAGTATGCTATAAGTTTAAATAATAAATATGAGTAGTATAAGATATGTCTCTAATAGAAAATTATATAGGTGATATTTTTACCAAGTCTTAATGATTGCATGGAAAAAATTCATACTTTAATTAAAGAGAAGCATCATGAAAGGAGCCTCGGTGACAATACACTATTTAAGAAGAATCTATTTGCTATATTGGAGTTGGCTGAGGCAACTGAACTTATTAAGAAGAAGGGTATAAATGGAATGAATGATATGGAAATAGCTCATTATGGAGAAGAGCTTATTGATGCAATATTCTATATTCTTGATGCTTATGGCATAGTATATAGGTCTGGTAAACTTAAGATAAGTCCAGATGAAATGTTTGATTATAAATGGAAGAAGAATATGAACAGGGAGAAGTTTTATGGCAGACCAAAAGAAAAATAAAACTATCTTATGTAATAGTTGTGGACTAAGCGGTCAATCTTATGAGGTTCATAATTATAAGGAGAAAGACAAGGTAAAGATAGAGTGTTTATATTGGAACTCTAGAACAAATAAGTTTTGTGGAAGATTATTTGATTCTGAAGCAGAGTTTCTATTACATGCTAGAAGGGACCATGCCAGAGATAGATGTTAATGAGCCACGCTCAAATTTGTCCAGTGTATAATGGAAGAGGATGGTTACCAGGAGAAGTTGTGACCACTGATATAAATAGGGTGGTATGTTATGGATGCCAATGAAGTGGATGGGTAATAGTGCAAGATAATGAAGATTATCTACCAACATTACGTCGGAGAAATATTTTTAATAAAGAAGAATATTGGAGTTATTGTTTATTGGTGAGTAAACATCAATGATATTTTTCAATATTAAGAAAGTAAGAGATTTTTTAATGAATAATGAATATGTATATACTATTAGAGATCATATACTAAAGAAGAATGATATTGCCGTAACTGGAAATCGTAGAAATCTCAAGAAGTTATGTGACGTTAAAATAGAGTTTGTTGGTTTCGTAGCTTCTCCAGATGACCTGACATCCTATACACACATGTCTGGATTCATCAATTCATTAGATTGGTATTATTTAGCACGTGAGATGTGCAAGGGCACAATGATATTATATAAGGTGATTAAATGTTAGGAACATATATTTGGAATGATATGAAAATAACACATAGAGCCCATTCTTTCTGGGATCAAATGGTAATGACTGAAGTGTTTTTTAAAAATGTATATGATGGGTATAAGAAAACTATAGATCCAAAGATAATAATTGATATAGGGGCCAATATTGGATGCTTTTCTCTTAGGGCATCATATGATCATAAGGACGCTAAGATATATGCGTGGGAACCATTTCAAGAAAACTTTAACTTATTACAGATTAACATTAATAATAATAATCTGTTAAAGAGAATAAAAATATTTGAGTTTGCAGTGGGGGCAGAGAACTTAGTTACTATGCTTAAAGTAGATACTAATGTATTCAACTCTGGTGGAGGACATTTAATAACTAATGAAGAGAAACAATCTGCCATATCACATGTTACACCAGTTGGAGTTATGGATTTTGAGAGTGTACTTAACATTACCAGACATGATGATATTGATTTGGTTAAAATGAATATTGAAGGAGGAGAATACCATCTATTGTTAGATAATCCTTCAGAAGTGATCAAGAGGGTCAAAGTATATGTTGGAGAAAGTCATGATAAGAATAAGGATGAAAAAATGTTTAAAAGAATGGAAGAAGATGGATATGTTGTATCTAATGAAGGACAAATATTTCTTTTTAAGAGGAGGGATATAGTATAGTTTATTGGATTACTAGAACGCTTGGGACAAAGGCAGCTGAAGAAGAACTTAATCCAGAGGAATTTGGTTCTATTATTCTAGATGTTAGGAATCTTATAGATGGCATTAATTCAGATGAGACTACTCTTATTCAAGCAGTAATGAAAACATTTAAAGTTCTATCGCTCAGGGAAGGAAAAGTAATATTGCAATGTCAAGCTGGATTGTCCAGATCAAATGCTATTGCAGTAGCCATACTTGCAAGTGGTACACAAATGGATTGGGAAGACGCTCTAGAGTTAGTAAAGAAGAAGTGTCCTATAGCACAGATTAATCAGGAATTGCTTGATCAACTTAAGAAGATATATCAGGTGTAAAAATGGAAGATACCGATTTAGTTAAGATAGCTATATCAAACATTGATAAGGCATATAAGTTTCATGGAGAAGGCAGGGTTGGAACTGCTATATTGATGAAAGATGGTAATATAGTAACTGGATTTAATATAGAAAATAGAGCTCAGAAGGCGTATCATGCTGAAGAAGTTGCTATTATATGTGCGATTAAGCTTGGTTATGCTCCAGAAGATTTTATATCTATAGCTATAGCATATAATTTCTCAGGCAACTTCCCAGGATGTGCAAGCTGTAGGCAAATGTTATGGGAATACACTAACCCAGAATTAAGTGTTATAACCTATAGCGTTATAGATGGTAAAGGAAGCAAGTTTATGTTGAAGGATCTGTATCCATTTCCATATCCAAGTATGGTGATAAAGGATGAACAGGAGAAAAAGGGAGAATCTAATATTGTTAAGTAAGTATACTTGTTCACAATGCACAACCGAGGATTATAGGATGTGCAGTAACTGTGAATATTATAAAGCGATAATGGAGTTAATAGAAGAATGACAGTAAGTAAAGAAGAGTTAGAAGATATGTATATTGTTCAGAAGATGAGTATTAGAAATATAGCTAAGAGCCTTAAACTTACAAGGGGACAAATTGAGGGTTTAATTGAACATTATGGTATAGAAACTAGGAGTGTCTCTGAAGCGCAGAAGATAAGAGCTGAGAAGGTAAGAGCTGAAAAAGCAGAGTTAGCAAAGATCAAGATAAAGAATATTGTTGGCAACGGGATACAAACTAATTTTGTGCCAGTTAAGAGACATAATCTGCTTGTTCCTCTAGCACTTAATTCTAGCGATAAAGATTCTGTGGTTACAATAGTTATTTCAGACCTACATATTGGAGACGCTAATCATTTGCCACAATCATACTGGTCGTGTATATCTAATGCTGTAGAAATACTTAGGATCATTAATGAGCACTATAATATTAAGAAAGTTAACCTAGTGCTTAATGGAGACATTGTATCTGGAAGGGATGTATTCAGGTATCAAGAATTTATGAATCTAGTGCAACGTGGTCATTGGCAAATATTTCTAGCTGAGATAATTCTAAAGGACACTATTAGGAGATTCTCAGAAATACATAATATAGATGATATGTTATTTCTAAAGGGCACACATGATACGGCGGCCTATAACTTTGTGCTGTACCTAAAAAGAATGTTTGCTAATAATACAAAGTATATGAGTCAAGGAGGCTTATTTGATATAGGGGATCCACTTGGACATTACAATGTACTGTTTTCACATGGATATGGCTGGTCTGATACTGCTCCAATATCTGGTCCAATGCTTAGAGATATGTTGAAGGCTTTGTGTACTTATAGAGAGAATGGAATTATAGTTGATAGAGTATGCACTTCTCATAGTCATTGGATATCCTCTAATTTGGAGTATGGTAAACTATTCTGGGATGTAACTGGAGGATTCCAGAAGTGGGAGCTAACTATTGCTCAGCGTCCATGTGGAATCATAATATACTTGTTCAACAATAATGAAGTAGTGTCTATTCCAATTAGACCAGATAGAGCTATAGAGGACGAAGAAAAATCAGATCCAGGTCTTGAGTACAAGAATTTAGTGTATTATGGAGATTACCTTCTTAAGCACTTAAAGGAAATAGAGAATATAGAAGGATAAGTATATGTCAGAAAAGAAGTTATCTATTTTATGGCATTCTCCATATGATAAAGGAGTATTGGTTGGACTGTTACTTGGTGAGGGTAATGTATCTATTACATCACAAGGTAGAGGATGGTATACTCCAAGAATAACAATATGTAACACAGAAATAGAAATTATTAATTTAGCATCAAAAATTTTGAATAGAGCTGGTATAAGATATAGTTTTAGATGTATAGATTACAGAAATAAATTAGGAAATAAACCATTATATAGAATAGATATTAAAGGCATTAAATCTGTATTGCCACTGTTAGAAACTCTAAGAGCTTCTCTAGTAGGAAGAAAAGAAAGATTAAATGATTTAGTAATAGAATTTAGTAGGAGCAGAATAAACCATATGTTAAAACCATATAATAAAAGAGAATTTGACATAATAAAAGAAATTAGGAGTTTAAATCCCAGAGGAGTAAATATAAAGGAGGGATGCCAATGAGCACAAACTCTCATAAGTTATCAATACTATGGCACTCAGTTCGCCCCATTTATAAGATGTTATGATGAAGAGACAGAGGTGCTAACGGAGAATGGATGGAAGAAGATCAAAGATGTCTTTATGGAAGAAAAGGTTCTTACCTACAATAATGAAGATGAAACATTAGAGTATCAATTGCCAATCAATAAATTTGATTACCCATGCCAAGGATTTATGTATAGGCAAAAATCTAAATTCATTGATCTGCTAGTTACTCCTAATCATCAAATGCTAGTGCTAAGAAGGCAGAGAGATAACTCATGGAAACTAAAGAAGGTTGAGGCAAGAGACATCTTGAATAAGAGGGTTAAATACCTTAAAACTGGCAAGTGGCTAAACGGATATTCTCCAGAGAAAGTCGGTATCGAATATGGTAATGATGTTCAGTTTTCTAAGAGCGTGGACTTCAAGGATTTCTGCAAGTTTATGGGGTATTATCTATCAGAAGGATATGTTGATCATACTCCAATTAATGGGAACTACACTGTTGCCATATGTCAGAATGAAACTAAGTTATATGAGATGGCGGAATCATTAAAGAAGATGACTGATAACAAAGTTTACTTTGTTGATAATAGAAAGGCATGTGTTAGGGACAAGGACCTATGGAAATACCTTAAGCAATTTGGCTATGCCTGGGAGAAACATGTTCCAGATATAATTAAGCAAGCTGATGTAGATTGCATAAAGATATTTTTGAATGCGTATATTGAGGGAGATGGAGGATTTAATGGCGATTCTCCATATATTCTTACTACTTCAATAAGGATGAGAGATGATATTCAAGAGATGGCTATAAAGGCTGGATATGATTCTGATTATTATGTTAATACTCTTAAAGGAAGAGAAGGAAATCTAGGAGTATCAAACTATGATTTGTGGAGAATAACTTTAAGCAAAGGCATTCCAAGAATAGTTAATAAAGAAAAGAAAACAGATTCCATAGTAAGTTTTGATGGGATGGTATATTGTCTAGAAGTTCCTAATCATAACTTAGTTATTAGGAGACGTGGGAAATCTGTTATATGCGGTAATAGTGGCTATGGCAAGACTACTATGCATATATTATCAAGGCTTAAGAAATATGGTTATGGCGTAATATGTTCTGCATACTATGGAGTGGAACCAGGTGGCTCACTTATATATGAAGGATTTCCAGTGTTATCAAGTAAAGAAGGTCCATTCGGTATTAGTTCAGCAGCAAAGTTTAGTAAGCAATTCAACATTGACGTAGGAATACTCTTTACAGATTTTTGGGCATTTAGTGATTTTCCAAAAGTCATACCGAATGCTACTCTCTATGGTCCAATGGACCATGTGAATTATTGTGAAGAAATATTGAATTTCACCAAAATGTATTATAAGATTATAGGACTGTGTAAATGGCAACAGAAGGAATTGCAGAAGGTTGGAATAAAATCAGATTACATTTATCATGGAGTAGACACTAAATTGTACGCTCCAACAATAGATAAAATTGAGATAAAAAAGAAATATAATATTCCAGAAGATGCCTTTGTAATAGGCACGGTTGCAGCTAACTCAGATAAGGAAGATAGGAAGTCACATGGAAGGTCAATGAAGGCGGTTAGGCACTTCTTAGACTCTAACCCAGATGTAAAGGAGAAGGATATAGTCTGGATATATCATACTGTACCCAATGATCCAAGGGGAATGCCACTTAGCTCAATATGCCACAAGTTCAAGCTTGACTCCATAATTAGGTTCATGAATCCAGCTATAGCCGATACAATGATTCCAGAAGAACAGTTAGCAGAACTTATGAGCATATTTGATGTTCACCTACTATGTAGCAAGAGAGAAGGATTTGGAATGCCCATACTTGAAACAATGAGTTGTTCGGTTCCGAACATATGCCATAATTTCTCTAGCATGACAGAGCTAGTTCAGGGCAGAGGATGGTTATGTAAGAGTCTTGGAACTGATCTTAACTTAGAAACTACTCCAATAAATGCTGAAACTGCTTCTCCAGATGTATATAGTATTGCTGATTGTATTAAAGATGCTTATTTTGATGAAAATAAGAGAATAGGATTTGGAATGAAATCTAGAGAATTTGCTAAACAATATGATTGGGATATATTAGTAAAGGATCAGTGGGTGCCATTATTAGAAGATATTATAGAAGATTTAGGACCAAAATCATTAGATAAGAGGATGATACTTTAATGAAAGTAATGATTGGTACAATGGTTAAGAACTCCGCTATGTTTCTTCCATCTTATTTTAATCTATTGCGATCTTTAACTTATCCAAAGAATAATATAAGAATAGTATTCATATATGGAAATTCTTCTGATAGAACATTAGAAATAATAAAAGAAGAAGAAGCCAAAGGTGATTTAGATATTTGTATATATTCTGAACAGAATGATCAGAATCTTAGAGTTGGTGGTGCTCAATTAGCTGCAAGTGCTTATAATGATTTTCAAAATGCAATGAAAGAAGATGAAGATTATTTTCTATTATTAGATTCTGATATTAAAGGAGCGCCAAGTAATTTAATAGAAGAACTTATTGCTGTAAATGCGGATATAGTTGCTCCATATCCCTGGTCTGAGGAACATAGACATTTTTATGATAATTGGATATTTAGAATTAATAACATAAGGTTCAGTCCAACTCATCCACCAGGAGAAGGATTAAAGTATCCAATAATAGTTGATTCTGTCGGGACATGTTTCTTAGCTAAGTCACATGTGTTTAAAGGAGTACAAATAGTTAATCCATATCCAAATTTACAATTCTGTAATAAGGCAAGAGAAATGAATTATATGGTTATTGCGTGTCCATATTTAGAAATTATACATATAGATATTGAAAAATTAGATCCTCCAATAATTCATAATCCACTTCCACAAGAATATGGATTCTATCCAAAAAATGGATTTTTAGATAGTAGTAATTATCAACCCAGACGATTTATTCCAATTTCTAAAGAATTAATAAAAGAACAGGAGAAAGATTTTATGAACAATATTATGAGAGGAGAATGTAAATGATACCAGATGAAATAGATTTCTTAATGAGAAGAGGAGATCATCCAAATGCAGAACTTAATACTATTGAAAAACAATTGGCTGAAAAAGCTTTTATGATGGTAAATACTTTACCGCAATTCGCAGAACTTGGATATAAAAGAACTTATAATTTTATGCATTTATTAACATTTTATGAATCAACAAATCCATATATTATAAAATTAATGAATAAGTTAGAACCATATCCATGGTATATAGAAATGGAAATGACTCAGGGAATATGTCCATTAAGATGTAAAATGTGTGAATTAACATATTGGAATGAAGAGAAAATACAACTTACATTTGATAAATTTAAATATGTTATGGATCAATTTCCAGATCTTAAGTGGGCTGGAAATAATGCTCTTGGAGATCCATTTACTAATCCAGATTGCTGGAAGATATGGAAATACTTAGATGATAAGGATGTATGTCAAGAAATATATTTAACATGTTATTCATTAAATGAAGAAGATATGAAGAGATTTTTAGAGCTTAAAGGATTAGTATTTTTTAAAATATCATTTGATGCTGCTACTAAAGAAACATATGAAAAGATCAGAGTAAATTCTTCATTCGATAAAGTTATAAGAAATATAAAAAGATTTGATTATGAAAAAAGAAAACTTGGAAGATATTTTCCAGAGATACAGTTCCATTATATAATAATGAAATCTAATATTGATGAAGCTGTAAAGTTTGTTGATTTTGTAGATTCTTTAGATGTTGATTGTAAAAGTATATGTTATTCTAGATTATTACATAATTTCAAAGAAATAAATGATGAGTTCACAAATATTCCACAATCACTAGTAAAAGAAATAATAGCCAGAGGAAAAAGCAAAGGAATTAAAATTAATTTTTCATTGGATATAGAACCAACTAGACCAGCTAAAGATTGTTTAGCTTGGATGATGCCATATATATTTCCAGATGGTACTGTAATATCGTGTTGTTGTATGAATGAACAGAATAGAAGAGACTGGCAAAGAGAAACTTCTATGGGCAATGTATTTAATACTCCATTTAGGAATATTTGGTATGGTGAAAAATATACAAAACTTAGACATTTATTATATGAAGATAAGCCCCTTGAAGCTCATCCAGTTTGTAATATTTGCAATATATATAAGGTGAAATAAAAATGAATTTATTCATAGAATTGAGTATGATATGCAATTTAAATTGTAAGTATTGTATAAGAAATGAGCTTACAGCAGAACAAAAAACTAGTTTTATGCCAATAAATGATGTTATTAACTTAATAAATAAATTTGATCATTTGGAATCTATAAATATAATTGGATCTGGTGAACCATTTTGTTATCCATATTGGAATGAATTTGTAGAATATATTAAATTAAAACAAATTCGATTAACGATGACAACCAATGGCGTTTTATTAAACGATAAAAATATAGAATCTTTACCTAATAATTCTGTATTATATTTTTCTATAGATAGTTTGGATGATGAGAAAAATAAGATAACTAGAGGAATTGGATCATCTATAATCATAAATAATATTAAAAAATTAATTGAAAAAAGACAAGATATAAAAGTTGTAATTCAACCAGTTATTATAAAGGGATTTAAAGACGAAATTAATAAATTTATTAACTTACTAGATGAAATTAAAGCAGGATTCAGTCCAATATTGCCTACATGTTATAGCAAAGAAATGTATGATGAATTATATCCAATAGAAGAAATAGATGATATTGTAAGAATAATAAAAGATGAATGTAATATAAGACAAATATATACTAATGCAATATATTCTAAACCAACACTAGATATTTGTGTAGATCCGTTTAATATTATTTTTGTAGCTGTTAATGGAGATGTTTATCCATGTTGTTACATTTATTCAGCTAGACCATATATAGGAAAAACCAATGAAACATTTACAGAATATTATAATGGAGTAGAAGTAAAAGTGCCTGCTTATCAATATAAAATAGGGAATATTTATAGAGATGAAATAAATAGCTTATTGCACAGTGAAAGAATGAATAGTATAAGATTCAATATTTTAGCTACGCAAAAATCAGATTTTATGAATAGAGATAAATTAAATTTGAATCATCCACATAAATATTGTAGGATATGTAGTAATAGATGGGGATGTAGTGGTTAAAAATGGATAAAAATATAATGTTGATACATCCATCATTTTATGTTAATGGTGGAGCAGAAAGGCAGATAGCTGAACTTTGTAATTATTTAACAGATAATAATTACAAAGTAACTATATTTACTGTAGACTCTATACCAGAATTTAGAAGATCACTTAAGGAAACTAGAATATGTAATTGTACGGATTTTAATACTCTTAGAGAAAGGGCATTGGTTAGAAGTACATATTATCAGATAATTAATCCGCATAATCATCCAGCAGAACTGATTCTTTATCCTAGAAAGCATAAGATTATATGGCAATGTTTTCCAAATAATACCATAGTTTATGCAAATGAAAAACTGGATAGAATACAAAATATATCTATGAACAATATGTTATTATGCGATCAGAAGGTACAAAAACTATATAGTAGAAAATATAGGGGCAAACTAAAGATAATAAAACCATCATATTTAATGCCAATTAAAATTACTCCAGAACACCCAATTAAAATATTTAAAGCTAAAAGAATTAACAATAAATGGAATATTATAGATGATGGCAATTGGGTGGAAGTTAAAAGAATTCCAGAAAGAACATTAACCACTAAATATTGCGTTGCGGTTCCCAAGATAAAAGATGAATTTGATTATTTGTTAGATTTAACTAAATATAGTAAAAGATCAGTTGATTGTAAATTTAAAGGTGTTATTACAGAAGACATTGCAGAATTATTAGGGTGGTACTTTGCGGAAGGTAGCGTTAACGGGGGTCATGTAGACTTTGCATTGAATATTAATGAAATTAATTACGCAAACAGAATATTATCTATAGCTAATTCCATAGGGATAAATGGAAGGATAAATAAGATTCCAAAGAACAATTCGTTGGTGGTAAGAATAAACTCTACTTCGCTTGCAAGATTCTTAATAGAAAAAATTGGTCATAATGCCAATGATAAAATAGTTCCAGGTTTTATGTTTGGTGAAAGGAAGTCAATTATACAATCCTTTATTGACGCTATACAGAAAGGAGATGGCGATATTAATATTAAACCAAGAAAGACTAAATACAGTGCAATGAAAAGAATAGGAATTAACAGTGAACTTGGCAGTAAAGGAATACAAATATTATTAATGAAGATTGGTATAGTCTCTGGTTTATCTAGAAGAAAACAAAAAGAGAGCATGATTGGGGACAGATTAATTAAATCAGATGGTTATGAATATACATTGTATTGGAGCATAGATGGAAACTTTAACAATTATTTAGAAGATAATAACAATTACTATTTGCCAATTTCCAGGATAACAGAAGAAGATTATAATGGAACAGTGTATAATTTAGAAACTACAAACAATTTCTATTGTGTACCATTCATAGTTCATAATTGTAATGAGCCTCCAGAAACTGTACTTAGGGGAGGCAAATTAAATGCTAGAGAAATAGAAATTGTTAAGGATCAAGTAGATAAAGCATTTGTTATTTCTGATTTTGATAAGCGGAGATTTATAGATACATATGGATTTGAACCAATTGTTAATTATCCTGGCATAAGATATTCAATGTTTGCAGATGTTCCAAATATATCCAGAGATGATAAGGAAATTAGAATACTACAATTTGGATATTTCTGTTGGACAAAAAATCAAATAAAAACAGTTGAGATATTTAATGAAGTTCTTAAATCTATACCCAATGCTATATTATACTTAGTTGGATATAACAAAGATCCATATTTTAACAAAGTAAAAGAGAAAATAGCAGAACTTGGAATAGTTGATAAAGTGCGTATTAATGGATATAATACATCCGATAAAGAGATAGTTAATCTGTACAAGTCAGTTGATATATTCATTAATCCAGTATTAGATCAGGGAGGATATGCTACTAGCTTTGAAGCTGTATCTTCTGGGTTGCCAACTGTTGTTTCTGATAAGTTTGTAGCTTCTAATTTATGTAAAGATCATAACTTAGCTGAAGTTAGTAAAATAGAGGATTTTGTAAGTGTAATATTATCTATAATAAATAACTTAGATAAAAATAAAGAAAAAATATCTAATAATAAGTTATGGATTAAAGATAATTTAACATGGAATAACTTTGGTAAAAAGTATGAGTCTGTAATAAGTGAATTGGTATAAAAATGAAAATTAACATAATAACAACGACAATAAATAGCAATAAAATATTTGATTCGTTGATTAATAACATTCTAAAATATAATCATGAACAATACACTAAATTAATTGTAGTAGCAGATAATAAAACTCCTATATATGTACCCAATACATCTAAAGTAAATATAGAATGGTATAGTCCTAAAATGCAATTATATTGGCTTGAGGAACATAAGTTAAAATATATAAATGATATAATTCCAGAGAATGATCCTAGACGTAGGAACTTTGGTTATCTTGTATCTATTATTTATGATCCAGACATCATAATAGTAATGGATGATGATAATATTCCATTTGATAACATAGATTTTGTTGGTAATCATATAAAATGTTTAAGTAAGCATATTGAAAATATAGTTGGCTCAACTAATAAAATAGTTAATCAATGTAATTTTCTTGATTGTAATTATCATGTCTATACTAGAGGATATCCAATATCAGAATATTTATTTGATGATTATTTAATTAAATCAAATAATAATTATAAATCAATATTAAATGAGGGACTTTGGTATAATAAACCAGATGTTGATGCTACATTTAATATAGCATATGAAGACTTAGTTAGTAGCGGTATGAAGGTTAATGGAAATTTTATATTGGATAAAGATAATTATATGCCAATAAATACTCAGAATGTATCATATACTAATGAAATATCAAAGATATTTTGGAATATATGTCTACAAGAACGAGGCTTTAAAAGATATGATGATATATGGAATGGCATTATACTTAATAAAATAATAAATGTTATGAATAAACATAGAATATCATTTGGTAATCCTATGGTTAATCATAATAGAAATTCACATAATTATAATGCAGATCTTAGAGATGAATTTCTTGGAATCATATATAATTCAAAATTGTTTGAGACAATTAAGAATATTGATATAGATGGTTCTTCATATGAAGAAATGTATTTGTGTCTAGCTAAAAAACTTAGTGAATCTACAATAAAAGAATTTGTAGATATAGGAAAAAGAATGAATAGATGGTTAGATATAGTATATTTATTAGATAAATATACGTAATTATTATTGGCGCAATTGATAATGACAAAGATTTTATTAGTTTATCCTGGAAAGGGAGTATATTTTGAACAACCTCCAATTGGATTATTGCAATTGGCTGGATATACTATACAAAATGGTTATGATGTAACTGTGAGATTTAGACCATTAAATGAAGAATATGAAACTATAATAGATAATTATGATATTATAGGAATATCTGGCACTACACAAGTAATAGAGGATGGATATTGGTGTGCTGATCTAGCAAGATCTAGAGGAAAATTTGTAGTTATGGGTGGACCACATGTAAGTGCTCTTCCAGAAGAAGCAATAAAACATTGTGATGCTGTTGTAATTGGAGAAGGAGAGAAGACATTTATAGATATAATAAAGGAACGGAAGAAAGGAATATTTAATGGAGACATCTTAGATAATTTAGATGAATTGCCATATATACCATGGGAATTAATAAATCATGAATATTTTTTTGATGTTAATAAGAGAAATCCAATATCTATGTCTACTTTCATTCCATCCAATGAGAAAGTAAGTTATATCATTTCATCTAGAGGATGTCCATTTAGATGTAAATTTTGTTATAATTCAAAAAGAACATCTCAAATAAGATATCAGAGCGTAGATAGAGTAATAAATGAAATATTATATACAATTGATAAATACAAAATTAATAATTTTGTATTTTTAGAAGATAATTTTATTTCCAATAAAAATAGAGCTATAGAATTTTGTAATAAAATAATTGCTAATGGCATAGATATAATTTTTGGAATAAATGCAAGAGTAGATAATATTGATGAATCTATAATAAGAATACTAAATAGTGCTGGATGTTTACAAATAGCATTTGGATTAGAATCAGTTGAACAGTCAATATTAGATTATTATAATAAAAATATAAATGTTGATCAGATGATTAAAGCTATAAGTTTATGTAATAAAAATGGAATAATATCACAAGGAAGTTTTATAATAGGACATAAAGATTCTATTTATACATTAAAGAAAATGCAATATTTTATATGCGATAATCCTCTTGATGGAGGAATAGGAATTTGTTATCTCACTCCATTTCCAGGAAGTATGATATATGATGAATTAAAGGAATCTCAGAATTTTAATTGGAATAATTTAAAATATGATAATATAACAATACCATTTGAAAGTAGAAAAAATCAAATAGTGGAAATAGCAGAATTTACTAGACATTTAGCTATGTATTTAGTTATAGGCAGAGAATATTCTAGAATAATGAAATTTAATAGACTTAAAAAATTAAAGGAAATATATAAAAAATGAAAATATTGCTAGTTAATCCTTCAGCTAAAGCTGCATCTGATTCTCCTCCAGTTGGAATAGCCATATTGGCTTCAATATTAGAATTAGAAGGATATGATGTAAAAATAATTGATAGAGCTGCTGGTCATGACTTTATAAAAGAATTTAATAGTTTTTATCCAGATGTTGTTGGTGTTACTGGTACTACACAAGCAGCGCCAGAAACATATGCTTGTGCTGATTATTCAAAGAAGAAAGGGTGTTTTACTATAATTGGAGGGATACATGCTTCTATAATGCCAGAAGAAGCAATGAAATATGCTGATTGTGTAGTTATAGGAGAAGGAGAAATAGTATTATCGTCAATAATAAAAAATAAAACTAGAGGAATAGTAAGTGGTAAGCCAGTTATAGATCTTAATTCATTACCATTGCCAGCTTATCATTTATTAGATATGGCTTACTATACATCTTTATTGCAAAGAAGCTTTATGAATTTTGCATCTATAGCACCATCATGGTTTAAATTAGGAACCATATTATCATCAAGGGGATGTACTCATAACTGCTTCTTTTGTTATAATTCATTTAGAACTTTGCCAATAAGATTTAGATCAGCTGAAAAAGTAATAGAGGAAATGAAGTTTCTAATAGATACTTATGAAGTTGGAGCTATATTTTTTGTTGAGGATAATTTCTTCTTTCATAAGAAGAGAACTATGAAAATATGTGAATTAATTAAACAAGAAAAGATAGATGTGATATGGGGAGGAAATTCTAGGGTAGACTGTATAGATAAGGAAGTATTAGAATATTCAAAGAAGAATGGATGTAAACAAGTAACATTTGGATGGGAATCTGGAAGTCAGAGGATATTAGATTTACTTGAAAAGAAAGTAACTGTGGCACAAAATGATGAATCCATAAAGCTATGCAATGAAGTTGGACTGAATGCATCTGGAACTGTTATGATAGGTAATCCAACAGAAACAATTGATGAAATAAATATGACTGAATCATTTTTGAAGAGAAATAAAATAACTGGTGGAATAGGTATATGTACAACAACTCCATATCCAGGTAGTAAGATGTGGCAATGGTGTATTGATAATAATAGAATTCCATCTAATTGGAATATTAATAGATATTCTGAATTAGATTTTCATCATTTGCCAATAAAACTTACAGATATTCCAGATAATATATTATTAGCTAAGATTAATGAATTAGTAAATTATGCAATAAATACATTTAGATTGATGGAGAATGAGAGATGGTCAAGATAAATAATATGAATATATTGGTAACTGGATCTAATGGATTCATTGGAAGACATTTATGTAATAAATTACAAAGTTATAATGCTAATGAGGTTTATAAAATAGATAATTTCTCTACTTCTATACAAAATAAATTATCTATTGAAATGGACATAACTAATAGTTTATGTGCGGAGAAAATACTTAGAGATATTGGAAAAGTAGATATTGTATATCATTTAGGTAGTCCATGTAGCAATATACAATTTACTGAAGATAAAAATATGATTAATAGGACATTAGCTGGGTTTAGCAATATAATAGATTATTGTAAAAGATCTGATGCCAAACTTATATTTCCTTCATCTGGCAATGTGTATGGTAATTCTAGATCTACTTCTGAAAATAAATCAATTCCAATTCCAACTAATGACTATTCTAAAACTAAGATCAAAGCTGAAAATATGGTAAAAGAATCTGGATTAAATTATATGTGTTTAAGAATATTCTTGGGATATGGTCCTGGAGAGGAACTAAAGGGAAGATTGTCTTCTGTTGTATATCAATTCCTTAATGATATTCGTAATAATAATAGTCCAATAATATGGGGAAATGGTATGCAAACTAGAGATTATGTGTATATTGATGATATAGTACAGTGTTTAATTAATGCTATAGATTGTAATAATATGACTATAAATATTGGAACTGGAATAAGTTTTAATTTCATAGATCTGATAAAGATGATTAATAAGATATTGAACAAAGATATTATTCCAAAGTTTATTGAAGCTCCAAATAATTATGTTATAAATGCTAAGGCAAATAATGTTCTTTCTAGGAAACATTTAAGAATAAAATATACTCCTATAGAATATGGGATTAAAACATTTAATAGGTACTTAAATGATAAGAAATTGTAGCAACTGTAAAAAATCTTATTTATTTAAAGATATGCAGGTTAGATATTGTGAATTAAATTGGAATATGATATTAGATTCATTTTGTTGTGATAAATATGTTGAATTATAATGAATATATTAAATTTCTAAAGTTGGAATACAATGAATAAAAATGAAATATGTCATGAGGCCATAGTATTATGTGGTGGAGAATCATGGAGACTAAAACCAGATATAGATGTACCAAAGCCAATGCTTAAATTAAATAAATCCACATTGCTTGAATATCAACTTAAGTGGCTTATACAACATAAGTTTGAACATATTATAATAGCATCTAACACAGAATATCCAATTCATTCAACATTAGACAAATATGTTACTTGGAGCATAGAGAAATATAAGAAAGGCACTGGAGGAGCAGTAATGTTAGCTCTAGAGAATCTTAAAGGCAAATCACTCTACTTAATGAATGTTGATGATATCTGCTTCTATAACCCTATAGATCTATGTATGCCATTTAATGTTCAGGCTAGATTGCTTGTTAGTAAACCAAGGGTTGGATTTGGAAGAGTAGAACTTAGACAGGACCTAGTATTAGGATTCAAGGAGAAGCCACTGCTTGACTTCTATGTTAGCGCAGGACACTACTTCATGAAGAAGCACATAGTAGAGAAGTACTTCCCAGATAATGGAAACTTGGAGGATACAGTGTTGCCAAGATTAGCTAGAGAAAGAATACTTGAGAACTATAGGCTAAGAGGCAAATGGATAACCGTGAACACTATGAAGGATTACATGGAAGCCTGTGAAGTAGTAGGTAGCCTTTAATAGAACTTTAGCTATAGATTGATTTCCTTTTGGAGGATAAAGGAATGGTAGATAGTTCCATCAAAGAGTATTTAGATAATTTATCATGGCGCAATAAAGAGAATGCTAACACTAATGAATCATTCTCTAATATGACCAATTATGTGGCTGGTAAAATATTGGCTCTTGATTTCCTAGATTCTATCCCAGAGGAGCTTAGGAAGGCTCATCTTAACGCTATAATACATATACATAACCTGGAAACAGGAGGCTATGTTCCGTACTCCTATAACCCAAAGACTCCACTAATAATAAAGAGAGATAATTGTAAAATGATAGTAGCTATGGAAGATGTCTCTATAGGAGATTATGTAATTGATAAAGCTGGAGTTGCATGGACTAAAATCACTGATAAAATAGAACATAATTCGCATTGTAACTTGCTAAGAATTAAATTCAGCAATGGCTCTATAATAGAGGTAACAGAAGATCATCCTATTATAATGTGGCATCATAACAGAACTAAATTAGCTAGAGATATTATAGTTGGAGACTTAGTACAAGGATGCAACATTAGTAGTAGAGACTTTAGTTTTAGTAGCTATGAATTAAATAGAAAACTTAGCTGGATAATAGGAATGTACATTGCAGAAGGAAATAGAAGTAGTTCTTCATATGAGATATCCCAAAATAATGTTGATATAGAAACAAAATTAATGAAGTACCTTGAAGATATGTCAATCCATTACTGGAAGCATCACAGTGAACATAAAACCTCATATTTCCTATATAACAAGCAGTTAGAATTAGATTGCTTAAGTACCATAAAGGATTATTCAGAGAATAAGAACATTCCATATTTACCATTGTCACTACAAACATTCTTTGATATAATAAGCGGAATATTTGATGGAGATGGATGCAGAACAAACTCTAAGTTTGCTACACAATTTAAGATATCTAGCAAATCCTTTGAGTTGGTACAGCAGATTAAATTAGTATTTGATGTGGCTAGAATAGTTTCTTCTATAAGATTTAACAGTGATAATATCTATGAAATCAACTTTTATCTGCTTCCCCATCAAGTACCACTGTTTAGAGAAAGCATGAAGATAAATATGGAGCCAATTAAATTCTTTAAAGGAAGTAAAAATCTTGGGTACTTCAGAAAAAAAGTTAGAGTAATTAAAATAAGTACAGTTCCATATGTCAATAATAAAGTGATGGATATTACTACTGAAACCTCAACCTTTTGTTCCATGGGACTAAAACTGCATAATTGCGCTGGCCATAATCTGAAGATGCTATTAACTGAAGGAATGAAGACTCCTTCCATTAACTCTAGACCGGCAAAACATTTTAACAGTATAGTTGATCAAGTGATGAACTGGCTTTATTGTGCTCAAATGGAGTTTGCTGGTGCACAGTCATTCTCAGATTTTGATTCTTTACTCGCTCCTTTCATTAGGAAGGACAAGTTAAAGTATTGTGATGTTAAGCAACAAATACAGAAGTTGGTATATAACCTTAATTTCTGTTACGATGAACAAACAGAAGTACTTACTTCTAATGGATTCAAACTAATAAGAGATGTAAATGCCAAAGATATGGTTCTTACATTAAATATGGACACTGATGAATTACAATGGCAATTTACAGATGGAAATGTGTATAAATTCAATTACAATGGATATATGTATAATTTTACTCATAAAAACATGGACTTGATGGTAACTCCAAACCATAGAATTGTAATATTACACAAGGATAAATGGATATTCAAAGAGGCAAGACATCTGGAGAATAAACGATATACACTGCCAATTACTGGAAAATGGTATGCTAAAGATAAGGATTATTTCTACTTGCCAATGATTGAAAAGGCAAAGCATGATACACAGTCTAGGCATGTAGAGAGAATACAGATGGATGATTTTCTAAGATTGCTTGGTATATTCTTATCTGAAGGATGTACTGTGTGGAGAGAGAAAAAAGGACATTATTACTTAGATATAGCTCAACAGAAGTGCAAGATTAGAGATGAGATAAAAGATCTATTAGATAGATTACCATTCAACTATGTAGAACATTATAGAGGATTCCATGTATATAGTAAACAACTAGCAAATTATTTTAGACAGTTTGGTCATGCGTATGACAAATTTATACCATCAGAGTTTAAGAATCTTTCAATAAGACAGTTAAATATATTATTAGAATGGTTATTCAAGGGAGATGGCTATGTTGGAGAATGTGGAGAAGCGTATTATACCGTATCAAAGAAACTTAGAGATGATGTGCAAGAATGTTTGATAAAGGTTGGAAATGGAACTAATTGGTCCTATATGAACAACAATAAGATATTTAGAATAGCTAAGAAGAAGAGGAATGTTGTAACATTATACAGAAAGAACAATCTGGATATAGTTCCATATAATGGGAAAGTATATTGTCTAAAAGTACCAAATGGAAATTTTGTTGTAAGGAGAAATGGAAAGATTATAATTTGTGGCAATACTATGAGAGCTTCTAGTCAGTGTTATGTTGAAGGAACAGAAGTATTAACTAAAAGAGGCTGGGTTGATTTTAGAGAACTAAAAATGTCAGATATAGCAATGACAATAAATACTAATACAAGAAAACTTGAGTGGAAGATACCAAATAGAATAGTAGCATATGATTATAATGATGAGATTATTACATTAGAAAATCATAGAACTGAACAAAGTGTTACACACAAACATAAAATACTTAGATATATACCAAATACAAATACTATGGTGTTACAAGATATTGATGAAACATTAAATTATAAAACTCCGTTACAGCTTCCAATATGTTTTGATAGTAACTTTGAAGAAATAGATGTTATAGACGATGAAATTAAATTATGGGCATGGATATTATCAGAAGGTAGTAATAGATATACAATAACACAAAGTATAGTTAATGAAGAAAATGCTACAAGAATTAAATCTATTTTATGTAATTTAGGTATAAAGTATAATGATAAAATTAGGCAGCATGGAGGATTTGAAGGAAGTCAACCAAGTCATTTAATATCCTTTAGTTTACCATTGAAAGGAATGCCATTTAATCCGATGGACTTATCTAAAAGACAAGCAAAGTTATTTTTGGATGAGTTTAGGAAAGGAGATGGAGATAAATCACGATTTAGGCTTTATAATAAAAATACAGAAATAGTTGATATATTAACGGCTCTGGCCATCATAGCTGGATATTCATTTCACATGTTAGCTAAAAGAAGTAATGGAGTGCAGCCAATATCTATTATTACGGATTTGAAAGATAGAGTTTATAATCTAAAGAAGAAATTCACTAGGTATAATGGCAAGGTATATTGCATTACAACAGATAATAATACGGTAGTTACTAGAATTAATGGCAAACCAGCCTTTTCTGGCAATACACCATTCACTAACTTAACATTAAATTATTGTATACCAAAGTTTCTAGGTGATGAAGAAGCTATTATTGGAGGGGTGCCTACTGGAATAAAGTATTCTGATTGCACCAATGAAGTGTTAATGATTGACAGGGCAATCAATGAAGTTATGAGTGAAAGAGATCCTCAGGGTCTACCATTTAGCGTTATTGGAGATACAATAATTCCAGTTATAAATGGAAATAATGAAATTAAGTTTGTTAAAATAAAGGAATTATTTAATAAAACAGATATTAAATACGGAGAATCAGAGATATGTAAACTTAATTATTTAAGGACATGGTCTTTGGATTCAAATAATAAAATGGTTATATTTCCACTAAAAGAGGTTTCTAGACATAAATTTAAAGGAAAATTAATGAAGATAAGAATAGAAGGTGGGGCAGAGGCAATTGTTACTCCTAATCATAGCTTATTTACTCAAGATGAAGAATTTAAGATAAAGGAAATAAAGTCTGTGGATATAAAGAAAAATGATGTTATTATTATAGCCAACAAATTAAGGTTTGATGAATTTAAATCTTCATTTAAAATTAAGAATATAGATAAAGCCTTCTTAATGGGATATATTTTTGGAGATGGATATACTAAATTTCATCATGTACAATTATGCGCATCTAGTAGAGAAGAGGCTGATATCATCCAAGAGAAATTTAGAAGAATATATGGATTTAGTTTAATAGAAAAAGAACATGAAAATTATATTGAGCTTAGTAAACATGTTAGGTGGGTGGCTAAAGATATACAGAAATATATTGGAAGTAGTCCTAATAAAATAATAAAGAATTGGGTATTTGAATCTAATGAAGTGTCAAAGGCTTTCTTTGATGGATTAAATTTAGCTGATGGACATAGAAGTATGGACTGCAAAGTATATAAAAACATAGGCTGCCATAATGAGACTAATAAATTTAAATTGATATTATTATCTCTTAGGTTAGGATTTTCTATTTCATATGGGAATGATTATATACTAACTGAGAAAAAGAATTTTATATATAAAAAAGATCAATTATTTAGGAAGAATAGTAGAAGAGGTTATAAATTAATAGAGAAATACCCAGAGCTTAATTCTTTATATGAAGATGATATTACTCCAGTTAGGGTTGAGTTAGTAGAGGAAATAGAATATGATGATTATGTTTATGATATATCAGCAAATGGAACATTTATTGATATACAAAGTATTTTGTATAAGAATACGTTCCCCATTTTAACAGTGAACCTGAATGGAAAGTTCCCTTGGAATGATCCAGCCATAGATTTCCTATGGGACAACTGTTCAGATATTGGAAGCTACTACTTCATGAATTATATTGGATCTGGAATATCTGAAGACATAGTTCGTAGTATGTGCTGTAGACTCAATCTTAGCCTAGAAGAGTTTGATGGCCCTAAAGGAATGTGGAACTGTTATTCTAATGACACTGAAATACTTACAATTAATGGATGGAAACTGTTTAAGAATCTGTTGAAGACAGATAAAGTGGCTACATTAGAAAATGATGAATTAAAATTTGTATTGCCAAGCGAATATATAACAACTGACTATAAAGGAAAGATGTTGCATCAGAAAACTAAATTCATAAATCTCCTAGTGACTCCAAATCATAGATTGTGGGTAAAGAAGAGAAAGAGCAAAAACTTTGAGTTTATACCAGCTGAAGAGGCTCCTCGCCATATTTCATATAGCAGAACTGCTAAATGGAATAGTAATGAAGAGAGATATTTTGTATTGCCTCCAATTAAAATTAATAGAAAAAATCAGATTATATATAATAAAATATTAATGGATAATTGGCTTGCGTTCTTTGGAATATGGACTGCTGAAGGATGTACTATAAGAGACCATTATAAAGTTGTAATAAGTCAACATAAAAAAGAGAATTTGGATACTATAGCAAACGTAATAAGAAAATGTGGGTTCCATTATAACTACTCTGTGAAAAATGGAGATTTTGTTATAAGGAGCAAACGACTATTTGAATACCTTAAGCAATTTGGACATTCAGAAAATAGATTTATTCCAATGGAGATTAAATGTCTATCATCTAGACAACTAAATATATTATATAATTATCTAATGTTAGGGAATGGTTCAATCGGTAAAGATGGTAAATGTTATTACACTAAATCAAAATCTCTGGCTGATGATTTCCAAGAAATATTATTGAAAATAGGATTATCTGGTCAAATTAAATATAGCGAACAGAAATTTACTGGTAGAAATAGGCTTAGTACCACTAAGATATATAGGGTTTGTATTAGTAATAAAAAGTCTATTAGAGTTAATTCTGTTAAGGATAATAGAGAATGGATAGATTATGATGGGAAAATATATTGTGTAACTGTTCCAAGTCATTTACTATATGTTAGAAGAGAGGGTAAACCAGTTTGGTGTGGGAACACGGGTCAGGGAACAGGAAGCCTGGGAGTTGTTACAATTAATCTTCCAAGACTAGCATATGATTGCAGAGGAAAAGACCTAAGTTTTCTATTTGAAGAATTAGATAACAGATTGCAAATGGCATTAGATATACTTAGAATACGTAAGTCTAGAATACTAAAGTACCAGAATAGGATGATGCCATTTAACATTATGAATGGATGGTCAATGAAGAACTACTTCATGACTATAGGGGTGATTGGACTCAATGAAATGTGTCTTAATTATAGTGGCAGATCATTAGTTGAAGACACTTCTTTTGTAACTGAAGTACTTACTCATATCAGAAATTGGATATCATCAACAAAGAAGGAAACTAAAGAGTTAATTAATCTTGAAATGGTTCCAGGGGAAGGATGTAGCTATAGATTAGCTAAAATTGATAGAAGCAATAACAGTAATATACATTCTCTTGGAGGAGACGTACCATACTATTCTACGTTATTAATACCAGGAGTATACGATATTGATATAATATCTAAGGTTGAGATAGAAGAGAATATTCTTCCATTATTCACTGGAGGCACAATATTTAGAGCATTCATTGGAGACAAGAGACCAAGCATTGGAAGCACAAGGTCATTTATTAATATGCTTGCTAAATCAAAGATACCATACTTTGACATGACATCAACGTATTCAATATGCACAAAAGATGGGTCAACTGAGAGAGGAGTGCATACAAACTGCTCTAAATGTGGAAGTAACATGGAAGTGTACTCTAGAGTAGTTGGATACTATAGGCCTGTATCTAAGTGGAATCTAGGTAAGGTAGCTGAGTTTCATGATCGTAAATATATAAACATCTAAATGAGTAACGCAATACACTACGCTCATATCATTACACTGAAATGATTTTAATGGACTGTGTTAACGTTTAAATAGTTGTTCTATGCCACTCTAATTAGGTGTTAATAATATGACAGCTATATCAGCATCAGATCTAGTGTTTTATTATACCAATACTGGTAATTCTATTTCAGCAACCAGCTTAGCGCTAGGAGGAACCATTGGTCTTAATACCATTACAGATAATACCTCACAGAACATATTTACTGATGTTACTGGCGATCAATCAGCATCTGGTCAAACACTATATAGAGCTATAGCTTTGTTTAATAATCATGCAGATCATAATCTTACATCTGCTAAGTTATGGATATCAGCCTATACGGCTGGTCCCCCAGACACTATATCTATTGCAACTGAACGCCCAATTAATGATCCAGCAGCTATACAAACTATAGCTAGTGAAACTGTAGCGCCATCAAGCGGTTCTATGATTACTGATTGGAAGACTGAAGTAGTAGCAACTAGTTCTGCTAATTGTTGCACGTTAGGTAGTTCAATAGGAATTGGTACAATAGCATTCAAGGAATGGGCTGGAATATGGCTTAAGAGAGAAGTACCAGCAAGTGCTACAGCAGTAAATGATAGAACATTTGTGTTATATGTACAAGGAGAAACTTCAGCTAGTCCATATATTAGTCAAGTAACTAAAGAATTTAAACTTGTGTGGAGAGAAGACGGTATTTTCTATAGCTAAGTTCTTTAAGTCTAGAATAGGACCTGGATCTGCAACATATGGAATATTAAAGCGATGTCCTAGGTGTGTTTACCAATACTCCTGGGAACCAATTCTTATTTTTTCTAAGGAACGTGGACCTAGGATAATAGTAAATTTAGAAGGCAATAATTATGTTAGAGAAGGACCTTGTCCTGAAGGATTTGGACAGTGTGGCAAATGCTTTGAAGCTGCATTAGATCCATCTAAATTTAAATGTAAATGGAAAGCCTTTTAGACTGCATTAGTCTGGTACAAGTGGAGTAATCTGCATGACTCAGTACACACTTGTTCCAGATGGAGTAAGCTTCAAGGTTTACTTTTACACTGCTAATAATCAAACAACTAAGATAACTTCTCCTAATACTGGAACAACAATTCCTTCTGCTGGGTATGCTACTGTAAATACAGATGATGGAGCATATCGTTCTGATTCTGGTTGTGCTGCAGCTTTTTCCAGATTTGGCAGAGCGTCACATAGGTTTGTAATAGATACTTCTGCTTATACTCCAACTTCAATCCAGTTGACTTGGGATGGATACATGAGTAATGGTGCTGACCCAGGTTCTTCGCTTGCTGTATATGAAAATGGGGCATGGTCAAATAAGGTTATATTACCAACTTGTGATGGAGCAGGATATGAATGGACAGGATCATACGGTACTCCTTCTATTATATTAAATAATGGAACAGTAATCTTTGGGATATATTCAAACGTTGGTTTCCCTGGAGAAAGTGCATACACTACCATTAACACTGATTTGGCCAGAGTAATCATAACAACTGAAGATGCTCTTGGCACAGTCTCG